CCCCGCCTAGTGCGGGGTTTTTTATTACCCGACGAATAGGAAATAGCTATGACGCAATTTCTCCATGGTGTGGAGGTCATCGAGATTGATGACGGTTCACGCCCGATTCAAACCGTAAAATCAGCCGTCATTGGTTTGGTTGGTACGGCACCAGGAGCTGCCGCTGCAGTTGCAGCTACGCTCACGCTTGGCAGTGTCATTCTGAATGATGGCATGGTGTTCACTGCTAAGAATGCAGGCACCGAAGGTAATGCAATCAGCATTGAAATCGTAGACCCGGCTGCAGCAGATTCTGCGCTTGCCGTTGAAGTTGACGGCAGCAAAGTTAAGGTCACGCTGGCCACCGATTCCAGCAAAGTGATCACTTCGACTGCAGTCGAAATTAAAGCCGCAATTGAAGCCGATGCTGATGCTACTGCTTTGGTGGGTGTTGCCGTACTTGGTGATGGTAGCGGTGATGTGGCTTCAGCCCCTCGCACTTATCTCACTGGCGGTGAGAATGAGCCTTTCCCTCTGTATAAGCCGGTTGCGGTTGCAGGTAGTCGTAAACGTGCTGAAGGCTTGGGTGTTGGCGGTACGTTACCTGCTGCGATTGATGACATCTTTGATCAAACAGGTGCCTTGGTGATTGTGGTTCGCGCCGAAGAAGGTGCGGATGATGCCACTACCCAGGCAAATGTCATCAAGGCTATGCAAGGCTGGCTTGATAGCCAAACCGAAACCGGATACACCCCGCGTATCTTGGTTGCTCCAGAGTTTAGCCAGGTGGATGCCGTATCGAGTGATGGTGAAGCGAAAGCCAAACGCCTCCGCGCCATCTTCTACTCAGATTGTGAACGTGTTGCCAGCTATACCGACGCCATTAAGCGTGCTCGTCAGTTCGGTGAGCGTGTTGAAGTTACGTGGCCGTGGGTGCGAGTGTTTGACACGGAGCAGGCCAAAGAAATTGATCGTCCTTACTCAGCTCGTGCTGCAGGTTTGCGTGCGCGTATCGATGCAGAGAAAGGTTTCTGGTGGTCGAAGTCGAACCAGCAAGTTTATGGCATCGTTGGTACTTCTCAGCCAGTAGATTGGTCACTGGGTGACCCGAATACCACGGCTAACATGCTTAACGAAAACAAGGTGAGCACCATCATTCGTGAGGGTGGTTTCCGCCACTGGGGTAACCGCACTTGCAGCGTGGATCCTAAGTGGACGTTCGAGCAGACCCGTCGAACAGCAGACATCATCAATGACAGCGTGCAGCGCTCTCATATGTGGGCCGTAGACCGCAATATCACCAAGACCTACGTCGATGACGTGATTGCTGGGGTGAATGCCTACCTACGTGAATTAAAGGCGTTAGGAGCGATTCTAGGCGGTGAATGTTGGGCTGACAAAGAGCTGAACACGCCAGAAACCATTCAAAAAGGTTTGGTGTACTTTGATTTCGACTTCTGTCCACCGTATCCGGCTGAGCACATCGTGTTCCGCTCTCGTTTGAACAATGATTATCTTGAAGAGGTATTTGGCTAATGGCAGGTGACAATTTACTTAGCCGCTGGGCTATTTGGGTGGATGGTATCGGCAAAGCTGGCAATGCCAAAGAGTACACGCCGCCAGTTCTTGAGGTGCTGACCTCTGACTTCCAAGCGGGTGACATGGATATGCCTATCCCAGTGGATGAAGGCATGGCTGGTATGGAAGCGAGTTTTGCACTGTTTGGTGTAGATGTGACGGTATTGCCGTTGTTTGGTTTGCGTCAAGGCACCCGAACGGCGGTATCGGTTCGCTCTACTTACACCGACCTAACAGGTGGCAGTTATGACCTGGTTGAAGAATTGGGTGGCATGATCACCAAGATTGAGCGTGATACTCAGGACACAGGAAGCCAGCGTGATAAGGCCATGAAAGTAACCATGAAGCTGGACTATTACAAAGTGGTTCGTGCTGGCGTGGTTCTTATTGAAGTGGACCCGGTTAACCACGTTCGTAAATTGGGTGGCATCGATGTCCTTGAGGGCATCCGAGCTATTCTACAGCTTTCTTAATTCTCTGCGACCGTGGTCGCATTCGTATTTATGGCCGCTAATGCGGCCTTTTTTATTGGATTGAAGTTATGACATACCCAGTAGCAAAAACAGAAGTGAAACTTGCCTACCCAGTAGAGTTAGGTGGTCAGAAAATTGAAGTTCTTAACCTCCGCCGTCCTAAAGTTCGTGATCAGCTGATCGCGGATAAACAGAACAAAAATGATGCCGACAAAGAAGTGCATCTAATGTCGCTTTTAGCGGAAGTTGACCCTGCCGTTATTCAAGAGCTGGATATGGAAGATTACACGGAGGTGCAAAAAGTCATCGTGGGTTTTCGCAAGAAGAACTCAAAGAGCGAGACATCCAACGAGGGTTAATCGTGTTGGCCAGCCACACAGGCTGGTCACTCTCTGAGTTGTTGGATTTGCCTATGAGCACTTTCACAGAGTTCATTGAACTGCTGCCGAAGAAGGAAAAGTCTGATGGTAAGTCAAAATCTTAAAACGGTGGTCACCTTAGGTGGCACCGTTGATGGCAGCTTTGGAAAAATCGGCTCTGCATTCAATGAGTCAATGGGAAAGGCAACCAAGACTGTCAAAGAGCTCGAGCGTGAGCAAAGTAAGCTCACAAAAGAGATCAAAAAATCTAAGTTAGCAGGGGCTGATGTTAGCTTATTAACCCGGCGTTATAAGCAGCTTGGTGATGAGTTGGATGAAGCCCGAGAAAAGGCAGAGGCTTTTGAAGAAACATCTGGCTTAGGTAAGCGTTTAGGTGGAATTGCAAAGGCAGGTGCTGCTGCAGTTGGCGGTATTTGGGCGACTACCACCGCCATCACTGGCTTAATGACAGTAACCAATGAAAACACCGCCACCATGGTTGGCATGGCCAAAGCTTATGATATGAGCATTGAGCGTTTCAATGCCTGGAGCGGCGTGGCTCAGCAGGTTGGGCTTGATGGTGAACACATTGGTGACATGATTGAAGAACTCAGTAATAAATTTGGTGAGTTCAAAGCCTTGGGTGAGCAATCATCCGTTGCTGATGTATTTGGTGCTCTTGGCATCAATGAGTCAATGATGGAGGGCATGGCTGCTGCCGATCAGTTTGAGTTCATCATGAAACGCCTTGATGGCGTAACAGATAAGCAGCAAGCCGCTTCATTGGCTGACATGCTTTTTGGTGGTGAAGGCAACAAAGTTACAACTTATATCCGCAATACGGGCAAAAGCCTGAACGAACTGCTGGACGAGCAACGCCAATTCAACATGCTGACCGAGGAAGGTGCGAATGGTGCGGTAGCTTATGGGCAGTCATTCAAAAACCTGAAAACGACCATCAGTTCAGCTTGGCAAGAGATTGCAGGCATTGTTGGCGGTGAGATGGCTGGGGATATTCAGAACCTTGGTCAATCGGTTAGTAAGTACGTTCGAGAAAACAAAGAAGAAGTGGTCAGCACTTTAAAAGGGTTGGTTTATGGTGCTAAGGATTTTGCGGTCGCTATTTGGAACGTTGGTTCTATGGTCAACACCGTTGTTCAGTTGTTTGGCGGTTGGAAGGTTGTATTAGCGACTTTGCTTACCGTTAAATTAGCCACAGGCTTAGTCAGCATGGTTGCGACTGGCTATCAGGCGGTGAAAGCCCTTGGAGCTATGAAGGTGGGTATGGCTGCTTTTAATGCGGTTATGGCTGCGAACCCGATTGGTTTAGCAGTGGCCGCTGTTAGTGCTCTTATCTTCGCAGGTATCCAGCTTTATCAAAACTGGGATGCGGTTACGGCTTGGTTTAGCGAAAAGCTGACTTGGTTTAAAACTGAATTTCCAGCCACGTTCAATGTCATTAAGACGCTGTTTGATTGGTCTCCTTTGGGGCTGATTATTAACAACTGGGAGCCGCTTACCGGGTTCTTTTCTGATCTTTGGAGTGGCATTACAGGCATCTTCGATGCTGGTCTAGCCAAGATTTCAGGCATTTGGGATACCGTTAGCGGATGGATGGATTCTTTGAAGTTCTGGGATAGCGATTCCCCGGCACCGCAAGTTAAATCTTATCACCAGATTCAGCAGGAAGCCTC